CAGAAAGTCATCTACACCGAAGACGGTGGGATGCGTCCATACACCGACGCAGATCGTGAAGCGGAGGTTCTGGAAATCCAAGCGCGAGGCGAACTCCCCGGATCGCCAGAGGCTGCCATACGCGAGCAACTACTGAACGATCCCGCGTATGCCGATGTGCTTGTCAAAGTGCGTGGGATGCTGGCTTCTGCCTCAAATCAGCAGGCGGGGCCGTCACGACCGTCTACCACTGCCAATCAGTTTCAGGATGAACTGATGCAGCAGTTGCGGGCGTTTGGAGCACAGGGGACGACAGACACGCCCGAAATGCAGCAACTTCGCGCCTCGCGTCGAGCGGATATTGAAGCGGAGTTTGGCGCAAAATCGTCTGAGCTTAACGAAGAGATGGCGCGGCGTGGTTTGTCTGCCTCCAGCATCGGGGCAGGTCGCTATGGCGATTTGGCTGGGCAGCAAGCCCGGGCGATTACGTCGATGGAAACAGAACTTCAGTCGCAAGCCGCTAAGGAAGCCGCAGAAAACAAGCGGTTCTATCTCCAGCAGATGATGGGCCTCTCTGGTCAGCTTTCTACGGGCGAGTTGGAGCAGTCCAAGCTGTCGTTGCAGGAGCGTCAGGTAAACGCTGACATCGACTATCGCGCCAAGGAATTGCAGCAAGAAGCGTCACTCAAAGGACGTGAATTGAATCTGCAAGAGGCTCGCGATATAGCGTCCAACGAACATCAGCGCGGACAGTTGGCGCTTGGGTATGCAGATATCGGGTCGAAGGAAAAGCTGTCTGAATCAGAACTAGCGGCACGGGAGCGGATGTCGAGCGCGGAGATCGGCTCTCGCGAACGCATGACGCAAGCGGAGATTGGCAGCCGCGAACAAATGCAGAAGCTGGGCTTCACGTTTGAGGCTGGGCAGTCTCAGCTTGAACGCGACTTGCGATCTCAGCTACAGGCAGGACAGATCACGGCTGAAGGTCAGCGTCAGTTGAACCAGATCGAGGCCAACAGAGCGTTGCAGACCGACGCGCAGACGTTTCAAGGCGCACAGTCTTTGTTGGAGCGTCAACTGCGGGAGAAGATGCAAACCGCAGAGCTTACGGCTACCGAGAAAAACCAGCTTAAGCAGATTGAAGCGAGCAAGTCGTTGCAGGAAGGCCAGCAAGCATGGCAAGCCGGGGAAACCGAAAAAGGCAACAAGTTTTCAGCAGCGCAGTCTCAGCTTGATCGTGATTTGCGGGCGCAACTCTCTGGCGATGAGATTAAAGCCGCGTCAGAACGCTTTAACAAGCAGTTTGGTCTGGACGAGAAGCGGTTTAACGCCGATACAGCACAAAACAGGAACCAGTTCTTGGCAACGCTGGCGGCAACACTGGCTCCGTTGGACCAGAAGAAGCGCGATGAAATCCTGATAGACCTTGGCATCAAGCCGAAGGTCGGTGGTGGGGTGAGTGGGACCACGACTGGTGGCGGGTACGGCAATGACACCGGCATCTAACGCAAGGAGCACACTATGGCACGGATGATGAACGCCCTCCAACTGGCCCTCGGGTCAGTTGGTAGCGGCATCCAAGGGTATGCTCAGGCGCGGGCGCAGCGGGAAGAGCAGGAGCGGAAAGCGCAGGAGTTTGAGCGGCAGCAGCAGCTAGACGAAGAAGGGCGTCAGGTCCGCTTGGGCGAGCTGATGGCGCAGGGGTGGGAGCCAGCGGCTGACGTACGTCGCAAGCAGCAGGACGCCGTTGGCGCAGCCGGGTCGCTCATTGGCTCGGCGCTCAACGCGGCTTCTGGCAACGCTGCGCTTCCGATGCCGTCAGAGTCTGCACAGGCTTCGTTGGCTGGCGGGTACGCTGGGGCACAGCCTTCCCGCACGATCAAGTTTGGCGGTCAGGAGTTAACCCTACGCGAAACGCAGCCTGAGCGCCAAGAGCGCCTGAGTTCAGCAGCGCAGGTAAGCATTGCCAGAGACAAGCAAGAGCAGCGCCGTATCAAAGAGCAAGACGAAAACGAGTTGGCCGACCTGTATGAGCGTTCGTACACGGACACGAAGGGCAAGCCCATGTCACGCGACAAGGCGTTGGCAGCGGTCAAGCAGGGCAAGAACCCGATTGAAGCGGGGTTCGTGCCCAAGCCGATGAGCGAACAGGAATCGCGGGCTATCTTGATCTCTGAAGGCAACCTTGGCGTTGCTCGACAGGGTGCAGCGTTGAACGAGAAGAAGTTTGGCCTTGACGAAAGAAAGTTTGCGTTTGACCAGACCAAAGAAACGCAGCCAAAGGCTGACAAAGCGGCGAAGTTGGCGGCGGCAAAGAAGGCCGCGAACGATGTGCTGCCTACAGTGATTGCAGCGTCTAACGCAGTCAACAAGTGGGGAGAGGCAGAGGTAAAGAGTCTTAGCCCGTTTAGGATTGCCGCGCAGAACGCTGCTGTCCTAGAAGGAGGGCTTTGGGGCGCAATCAAGTCAAAGGCGTTGTCCAAAACTGGCATTACCGACCTTGACAAGCAGTACCTGCAATACGCCAGTGCCGTCGCTGATGCGGTTGCCAGAGCCTCAGAAGTGGGCGTGTTGACTAACCAAGACATCAATCGTTTCCGTAGCCAAGTCTCGTTTGACGGTGGCGAAAACGAAACACAGATCAGGTTTAAGCTGGCCAACCTGAAAAGCTGGGCATCGTGGCTTGCCAACAGCAAGAAGAACATCGACGCCGCAGACGGCGACATTAACACTTTGTCGAGTAACTACGGCAGTGCCGCCAAGATACCGGGCGAAACGGACAAAGAGTACGAGTCGCGCACTGGCAAAAGCGCGACTGGCGCAAACGCAAACCCATACAGGTAACCCAAGTGGCTCAAGACCCTATCCGCGCTAAAAAAGCCGACAGGTGGGACTCTCTTGTCAATTCAGGGGTTTCCCCGGAAGAGGCCACTAAAACTGTTGAGCGAGAGTTTGCCGAGCAGCCAGCAGCACAAGCATCGCAGCCGTCTCCCTCCGCTTCGGTAGAAGAGCGGGGGAAGGCGCTGTACGAGAAGGGACTCAAAGACACAGCGCGGAGGGGCGCAGAAGGCACGGCGTTCTTTGCTGGCATCCCCGGCGCTGAAGAAGTGGCTGGCCTTGTCACTGGGCTGTTGCCCGGAGGCATGAACCGCCAGCAGGGCCGTCAGTTTGTCGCACAGAAGCGAGAGGAGGCCAAGGCTGAACTTAGCCCGACCCGCTACGCGATCACCTCTGCGCTTCCGACTGTGGCTCTTGGCGGGATAGGGGGTGGCGCAAAGACGTTGATTGGCAGGGCGCTGGCATCTGCTGGCCTAGAAGGAGCCAGAGGATTCCTTGGCGCTGGGACATCCCCAGCAGACACCGAAGCGCCGACACTTGGTCAGCGAGGGGCTGCGGCAGTAGCTCCTGCACTTGCCGCTGGTGGGGGAAGTGCTGTCATTGAAGGACTGTTTAAGGCACCTGCGCCGCTAGTACGAGGCGCTGCTCGCGTTATCTCCGCAGTCCCGCGAGGGGGCGTTTTAGTTGACGCTATAACACAAGGCACTAAAGGAGCGGCACAATCCGTCGCACGAAGCGCATCAGATGCGTTGTCAAAGCGCACTGCCCCGTTTTTAGAAGGCATTGAACGGAACGCACCGATAGACATGAGCGGCTTTGCGCCGTCAAACGTGGCTCGCGCTTTGTCGCGGGTGATTGAGCCGATGGACACGCAGAAGATTGCTCGACTTGGTGCCGCTACTCTTCCGGGCCGTGCGGGCAGTGGGGCGGTTGGCGCAATCGAAGAGGCGTCTCGCAAGGCAACAGCGTCCGCAAAGGCGCTGGAGACTGAGCTTGCAGGGGCGCAAAAGTCCGTGTCGGAAGCTGGGTCGCGTATTGCCAAAAAAGCCAAGTCCACTGAGGAGCAGCTTGCAAAGCGGGCAGAGCAAGAGATGCAGACTACGCTTAACCAGCTAAAGGCCGAAGCGGAGATGACCACCAGCGGCTTGCGTTCGCCTGTGGAGAGTGCTGGCAAGCTGCGAGAGAGCATCGTCACAAAGATGCGGGAAGAAGCGCCTATCCACTACAAGGCACTAGAGAATTTCCCTGTGGTGGAGCGCATTGACCCTGTGACGGGCAACGCCATTGCGCCAATGGCGGTATACAAGCGGATCAAGGGTGCCAACTTGTTTGATGATCTGGAAGAGGCAGTGGACGCCAAAGGGACGCGACTGTTCAACGAACGCTTGGCAGAGGCTCAAGCTGGCGTTCCCGAAGCGGAGCGAGCGTTTGTGAATGTGCCCGATGTCAATATGCCTCGGTTCAAGATCGGGACGTACAACGACCCTGTGACTAAGGAAGTCAAGGATGTCACGGTCCCCAAGATTGACCTTGAGGTGCTTGACAACCTTCGGCAAAAGGTCAACACCCGGATCACGGCGTTCTTTAACGGCGCAGAGACTGGGTTGGCTCCGAAGTCTGGCAAGGAAATGCTCAACAACATCGACGAGATTGAGAAGATGTTGATTGACGCAATGGAGCCAGAGGCCAAGGCGGCTGTCCTTGCGGCTCGCGGGCCGTATCGTGCCAAGATGGTCCAGCTTCAGGCGCTGCAAGACGGGTTGAACCTGTCCAAGTTCGGCCTTTCAAGTTCTGCCAATCTCAAGAGCGGTGGTGTTCTGGACATTGGCGAACTGGAGAAGACCATTGCAGAATTGTATGGCAAAAACCCAGAGGCCAAAGCGGCGTTTCAGGTGGGCGCAAAGGAGGCGATTGCGAACTTGGCCAACTCGTCTACCGATGATGCCGTGAAGCTGATTGACAATCTGGTTGGCACTCCGCTTGCCCGTCGTCGCACAGAACTGGCGCTTGGCAAGGATGCGGTAGAATCCATGCAGCGGTTCTTGCAGCCGCAGATGGAGCGTACCGCCGCAGCATTCTCTGGCCCAACGGCGGCACGGGCTGGTCGTGCGGTAGTCCGTGGGGAAGAGCGGGCGGCGAAGTTTGCCAGCCGAGCGCAGGGCAGGGTGAGCGAGCTTGAGGGGTTGTCTACCGAGCAGGGCAGGCGGGCAGGGCAGCTTCAGTCTATTGCCAACATCCCGTTTGAGCAGATCATGGCAGGAGGTCAGCCAGCCGAGACGTTTGCCAACATTACCAGCAAGCAGCTTGGCGGGTTTGGCGACCGAGCCGTCCCCGGTGTGTTTGGGTCTATCCTCCAGTCTCAGATCGCTGGCTTGACCCCGAAGGCATCACTGGCAAAATTGATGGAGATGGAAGCGAACCCAGCGATAAGTCAGCAGATGGGTCCGCAGATTCGGGCGTTGATCGAGCAGATTCAGAAGAAGGGTGTGCCCGATGCGGTAAAAACGGCTCGCCAGTTGTTTGTTGGGCAGAAGGCTGCTGAGTTGACACGCTAACCATATCACACTCCATGACCGCTGAAACCAGTACCGCGCTGATGATCGGCGCAGTCTCTGCCGCCGGGACGGCAATGGCGCAGACCAACCCCACGAACGGCATGGTGGTGCCGATCATGTCGGGCATCATTGGCATCGCCGTGTCATGGGGCATGATGCGGGTCACGGTGAAGGTGGTCGAGCGGGATGTGAAGGGGATGCGGGAAGACATCCGCGACATCTACAACCTCAGCCGTGACATCAGTGACCGCGTGAGCAAGATGGAAGGGCGCATTGAGAGACCCTGACCGCCCTCGTTCCATTGAAGTCCCCGTCTTACGCAAGAATCTTCGCGGCAAGATCAAAGACTTGTTTGCGCCATCTGCCGAACGGATGCCACCAGCCGTACCACGCGACATGACGATGACAGACACGAACGAGCCGCTGTCTCCTACGCCAGTACGTTCGTATGAACTGTTCAACGCAGCCCCAGAGCTTCGGCGTGTCGTGTCCTCTGGCCCCGGGTACATTGAGGGCGAAGACCCGTACGGGCAACCCTTCCGCGTGGATGCGTCGCGCCCGTTCCGCAACAATAGCCCCGGCAATCTGAAGTCGGGCGATTTTGCAGACACGCACGGTCGTCTTGCCAATGACGGAGGGTACGCCGTGTTCCCGACGCGAGACGCAGGAGAAAAGGCGCTGCGGACCTTGCTGTTCCAGCCAGACTCCAAGTACCGGAATATGCCAGTGGATTCCGCTGTTGGGAGATTTGCGCCGAAAGAGGACAAGAACGACACCGAGCGGTACAAGCGGTTTGTGAAGTCTCGGGTCGGCACCAATGTGCCAATCAACAAGCTCACCCCAGATCAACGAGAGTTGTTGCTTGAAGCGATTCGGCAGTTTGAAGGGCTGTACCAAACGGGAGCCACCGTCACGATGGGCGATAAAACGTGGCCCACTCAAGCGCGAAAGCCAGAACGCAACCAGAAATGACGGATAAGCTGCCCCTCCCCCCCGCTGAAGTCCCCATCCAGTCGGACATGACGCTGCTGGCCCCGCGCTTCAGGGAAGCAGTGGGGCGGGTCATTGCCGATATGCGGGTCTGGGAATACACGCCCGTCATCTTTGAGACGCTGCGGACCAACGAACGGCAGACGTTCCTGTACGGCTTTGGCCGCGAGTGGGACGATGGCCGTGGGACAGTGACCCAGAGTGCGACGGCCCATGACACTTGGCACGGCTACGGTTTGGCGGTGGACATCATCTGCGCTCGCCGCAAATGGTCTGCCGCGCCGGACTTCTGGCACGTGCTAGGAACATCCGCTCGACGGCACGGGCTGGTGTGGGGTGGCGATTGGAACGGCGACTGGTCGATCAGCGACGAGACATTCCATGATCGCCCCCATATCCAGTGGGGCGCTATGCGAAGGAGTCCCTCCAGCCGAGCCGTGGAACTCAAGAAGAGCGGTGGGTTGGTTGCCGTGTGGAGTGCGGTCAGCGCGTTGTAGTGTCAGACCTATAGAGTAGAATCCCTCGCGGCACACGCTGCGGGGGTTTTCTTTTTAAGAAACACTTGCGCGATCAGTCAACGACACATACTATACCCATAAGTCACGCAGTCAACCGCACGCCCACTTACCGCCAAGGAGCATACCGTGTCCGCAGAGCTAGAAAAGCGCATGAAGGAGATGGAAGCCGAGATCATTGTACTCAACAAGAAGGCGTTGTTCCTGCTTATGACGTGTCTTAAACACGCGAAAGAGATCAGCGCCATTACGGACATTATCGAAGAGATCGTTGTGGACAAGCCCGAAGGTAAAGACATGATGGCATCACTGGCCGACGACATCGCGAAGGCCCGTGCTTCTCACCTGAACTAACCGGAGTATCCCCATGATTCACAAGCTCGCGACTGGCCCGATTACCCTGACGATTGTGTCCGTAGAAGCCACGGAAGGCAACTTTGGACCGCAGGTGTGCTTTACGGGCGACGAAGGAACGTCTGTGTACATCAGCGAATTGTCTGCCACCAAGCAGATCGCTCGCCTGAACCTGACGATGGAAGACGTGGTTGGGCAGACGCTGTTCTTTGAGCAGATTAAGAAGGACGGCAAAACGTACACCAATATTGCGTTGGCTGGTGCAGCAACGCTGGCAAAAACCGCTGCGGCGGTCTCTGCTCCCGCTGCGCCAAAGGCTCCCGTTGACCTCGCCGCGCTGGCCGTCCTGTACGCTGAGTGCGTGGACATTGCGATGGCGACGTTGGGTATGAAGTGCGAAGCGGCTGGCGTTCCGTATGACGCTGCTGCCCTCCAGTCCGCAGCCGCGACGATCTTTATCAAGGCCACCCGCTAATGGACAAGCACATCACCGTCCAGTTGGCCCCACATATGTTCGCCGTTTTGTCAGGACTGGCCGGGCTTGGTGTAGCCGTTATGCAGAACGATCAGGAATCCGCGCAGGGCTTTGCCACAATGTTGTCAGAGCCTGAAGTGGAGCCGATTGCCAAAGAGATCATCGACCTACTGCAATCCATCTCTCGCGATGTGTTTGAAGGATCGCAGCGGCCCAAGATTGAGATCGTGAGCTAATGGGCAAGATCACGAACGTTCACAACCTGCCAGCCGCTATCGTAGCGGCTGTGCAGAACGATCCCTACACGGGCGGTGGGGACATCTCAACCACCAAGCTGATTGACGCCCCGCAGATTCGGGTGCTGGGTGGCAAACACAAAGATGACGTATCCGTTGATGTGTCGGAGCGGGTGTGGGCGCTGCTGGGTCAGGCAGTGCATACGATCTTGGAGCGTGCTGGCCTGAAAGAAGAAGGCATGATTGTAGAAGAGCGGCTGTATGCCGAGGTCAACGGCTGGCAAGTGTCTGGACAGGTGGACCGGATGCACGTTGGCGCTGGCAAACTGTCGGATTACAAGGTGACCACGGTATACAAGAAGAACGGCAGCGATGGCTGGACTCGACAGTTGAACGTGCTGCGTTGGCTCGCCCACAAAAACGGCCACGAGATCAATCAACTGGAAGTTATCGGCATCTTCCGCGACTGGCGTAAGACGGAAGCCGAGCGCAATCCTGACTACCCTCAAGCGGCGATTCAGGAAATCCCTGTTCCTCTATGGAGTCTGGAAGACACCGAAGAGTACATCATCGAGCGGGTCTACGCCCATCAAGCGGCAAGCCGTGGCGAGGAAGTCCCCTGCACCGATGAAGAACGCTGGTTCAGTGGCAACACTTACGCGCTGACAAAACGTGGCGCAAAGCGGGCGACACGGGTGAGCAGTGACCCGCGTGAATTTGGAGAGGTAGACTTTGAGCAGTACAGCATTGAAGTCCGGGCAGGCGAGTTCAAGCGGTGTGAACATTACTGTGACGTTCGGGAGTTTTGCGGGCAGCGCAAGGCAGGAGGTTCGGGTGCCACCTAGCAAAAGCACCTATGCGCGACACGCTGGCAATATGCCCAACGAACATCGTCGCCATACCGTGCGTGTGCTGTACGAGAGCGGTTTGTCAATCCGCGATGTGTCCGTGCGGATCGGCGTGTCATTCCAAGCGGTTCATGCCCTGCTCAAAAGGTCGGGGGTTGTCCTTCGACCGAGAGGATGTAACGTAGGAAGCCACAGCAGACACAAGAAGTAGCCACCTCACACTTAACCCCCCGCCATGTCTTACCTGTGCATTATCCCTGCTGCTGCTGTTGCTGATCCAGACCTGACCGACACGCAAGTACGGGTGCTGTGTGCCATTGGCACCTTCACCAATCGCTTGGGTGGGAACGTGTGGGCATCTGTGGCAACACTGGCAAAGTCGTGCAATCTGAACCCGCGATCTGTGCAACGGGCTATGCCTGTGCTGATCGAACGGGGCTACCTCAAGCGTATGCCGCGCACTGGGCGCACCACGTTATACGAAGTGGTGCTGCAAGGCGCTCCGTTTGAAGGGGTGACACAAGAGTCACTGGGGGGTGACTTGGCAGTCACCACACCCCCGACTACGCAGTCACCCAAACGAGAGAAAGAACGGTATACCATAACGGAAGTGGACAAAGTTGCGATGGAACACATTTGGTCTGTCTTCCCCAAGCGCGATGCTCCGCACATTTACCTCCCGTTTGCGGAAGCATACAAAGCCCTGCGGATGGCTGGCGTTGCGCCCAACCAGATGTGCAGCGCTGCGGAAGCGTATGCGATTGCTACTGGTAGGGCAGGGACTGATCGAAAGTACATCAAGGGGATGCACCGATTCTTCTCCGATGGCACATGGGAGAACTATGCCACCCCAATGGTTGAAGGCCGCACCCGCGAGGAATGGGCACGGTCTGGGCAGGATGTGGCGGAGTTCGACCGGATGGTTGGCGCATGAGTCATAACATCAGCCTCCCGCGCCACCGCTACGTCTACGTCGTGCCCAGCTTCGTCCTCCGCGATCCGCTGCGGACGGCCCTCGTCCCTGCCGTGTGGATCGGAGTCAGCGTCACCGCTGGGCGCAGCATTGGTTGCCATGTGCTGCTGGAGAACGGAGCCATCGTCGTTGATCTGCCCCTCCACTCGCTGCGGGGCGAGATGGTAGAGCACTCCCCGCTCCCGCTGTCCGAGGTGGTGTCATGGGACTGCTACGGCTGGTCCGCTGAGGCATGGGAGCCAGCGTATTTGACAGGGCTGGCCTGCACGATCCTGAGCGAGGACCACAAGTGGATGGTGGATGCTGGCACCATGTGGTTTGCCATCGACCATGTGCAGGACGGTTACTCGCTCCAGCCAGAGCAACACAAGCATTTATGGATCGTGGAACGGACACGGGATCATGCCCTCCTCCTCCTCCCGCAGGACCGTGTGCTGGTGGAAGAACTCAGCTTCACGCACATCGACGGCGTCCCGCCCATCAAGAGACAGTCAACCATCTGGAGCGCGGAATGACCGAGAAATACTTCACCGAGCGCCTGTTCTGGCTGCAAAACACGAACTCTTTGCTTCATGTGAAGTTCATGCACGGGTGTGGGTGGTTTGTAGAGGAGGAAGACCCTCGTTGTGGGACGTGGCATTACACCTTTTCTGATCGCACCTATGCCGAACTGATGCAGCGATACGCACACCTTAACCCTGAACTGCTGCTGCAAGAGGAGTGGTGAATACCCTCGACGCGCATGGCGTGCTGAAGTCTGCCCTGTTGCGAGGGAGGTATGGCGCGAAGAAGAGCGGGAAAGCGATTGCCTTCCGGTGCGTTCGCCACACCGACAGCACCTCATCCGCATGGCTGGGGGACCACGCATGGGGTTGCAGCGCCTGTGGCTTCACGGAGCCACTGGCGACCCTTGGCGAGGCGCTGGGGGTCACCCTGCCTGATGAGGCGGCCCCGTCTGGGCTGACGCTGGCCGAGTACGCCGAGCGGAAGGGGCTGGCGCTGGCAGGACTGGCAAAGGCTGGCGTCGAGGAGAGAACCGGCAAGTACGGGGATGCCATCGTGGCGATCCCCTACCGCCGCGCTGATGGCAGCACCATCCGCACCAAGTGTCGGACCCGCAAAGGGACGTTCTGGGACCGTGACGGGGAAGGCACGCCCCTCTACGGGCAGGATGTGCTGGCTGCATCCCCTGCTGGCCCTGTGCTGATTGTAGAGGGGGAGTCTGACTGTCATGCAGGCTGGCAGCGTGGCGTGACGGTCGTTGGTCTCCCCGGCGCAAGCCAGTGGAAGCCAGAGTATGCCAGCCTGTTGTCAGGCCGTGAGGTCATCGTGTGGCAGGAGCCTGACGAGGGCGGGGCGACGATGGTGGCCGCGATCTCTGCGAGCTTGCCCAAGGCCCGCATCCTCCGCGATGTCAGACACCGTGAGCAGATTGTCAAAGACCTGTGCGATTTGCACCAGTCGGTGCAGTCACACGGGGACGACTGGGCGACGGTGTGGCAGGGGATCATCGCCACCACCACGCCTATCGGTGCCGAGCCACCAGCCGTGGCGTTTGACAGCATCACGGGCGACACGCTGGATCAGATGCTGGACGAGAAGCTGGCCCCTGTTGATGCCGTCCCGACACCACTAGACCAGTGGAACAAGGTGTGCGGGTCCAGTGGTGGTGCGATAGGGCTGGCAAAGAGTTGGCTGATTACGATTGGCGCGAACACAGGAACTGGCAAGTCGCTGATTGGCATCAACATGGCTGCTCGCGCTATTGAACATGGGGAGACAGTCACCTTTGTCTCGCTAGAGATGGGGCGCAGCGAACTCGCTACCCGCTTGATGTCGGTGGTCAGTGGTGAGTCGGTGTCACTGTTGGAGCAAGGCCCAGCCTTCAGCCAAGATGCCTACAAGCGAGCCGCACGAACACTGAACGAGATTCGCGAGCGGACGGGGGGCCATGTGTTAGTCAACCGCCGTCCCTTGTCCAAGATGTCGGATGTGTCGGCTTGCATTAAGCATCACGCCGAGGTCAGTGGAAGCAGTTACTTCGTGATTGACTACCTACAGCTTGCCAGCGTATCCAACGTGAGCAATATCCACGACCGCATTGAAGCCGTCTCGCATGAGTTGCGTGAGTTGGCACAGCGCCTGAACGTGCGGATGGTGACGCTCTCACAGTTCAACCGACAGACCTCCGCAAACAGGGCAGAGCGTCCGATTAGTCAGGGGCTGATGGGCGGCAGTGCGATTGAGAACGACAGCCACCAAGTACTGCTCTTTGATCACTCACGCTTCACCCGCGCCGGGAATCTCGCGGACACTTGGTTGATCGTTGACAAAAATCGCATTGGCGGGATGTGTGACATCCCCGTGCAGTGGGACTTCCGCACCCTGCGCTTGACACAACGCACGGTCAGTATCCGTGAAGCGGAAGAGAAGCATGGCCCGATGCTGCCCCGCTGGAAGGAGAGACATTGATGGCAAAGTACAAATCTATGGCTATCCAAGAGAGTCTCCTTTTTGGGAACTCTCTTGGGTATGAGGTGCAGCCAATAGAGCCAACAGATGCCTATTACTTGATTCACGCTATTCACTACGCCAAAAGAGTCCCGTCTATCAGCTACGCATACGGGTTGTTTTTTGATGAGCGACTTGTCGGTGCGGTAACGTATGGGACACCAGCCAGTTCAACGCTGTGCCGTGGCGTGTGTGGAGATGAGTGGCAGAGCAGTGTGCTGGAGTTAAACAGACTGGTGCTTGAGAACAACAACAAGAATGAAGCCAGCCGGCTAGTTGGCGCATCGCTGCGCTTGTTGCCAGCGCCAAAGATCATTGTGTCATATGCCGACACCGCACAGGAACACACTGGCATCGTCTATCAAGCAACAAACTTTTTGTATACGGGGATGTCGTCAAAGTTCAGAGACCCTCGCGTCAGAGGGTTAGAGCATCAACACCACGCCACATACGCGCATGGTCTGACAAACCAACAAGTCGTTGACAAGTTCGGCGAAGAGAACGTGTATTTTGTCGAACGGTCTCCGAAGCATCGCTACATAACATTTGTTGGTGACAGACGGCAAAAACGCGCCTTTCGTAAAGCGTTGACGTATAAGGTTCTCAGCTACCCACAAAAGACAGATGACCACTCTCACGTTTAGTGTCCCGTGGACCGCCCTCTGCTCTGACAATCGCAAGAGATTTGAACTTAGGGATTGCGCGAGACTTTAATTGACTGTACTGTAGCCGTGTACACTTAAACACACGGAGGCGGTATTACTGAAGAAGAGAAGCAACAGAGTAAGGCCACATACTCACCAGAAGTTACGCAGTGGTTGCGTGAACACTACGGAGATTTTGGGCCGACACTATGCGCCGATATGCTTGGCCCTCCGTTCTCGTTTCGCGGCCTTGTGATGTGGGCGTATAGGAACAACGTCAAGTGGGTTCGTGCAGGGAAGGCAAGGCTGCACGACCAGAGTGCAGTGATGAAAAAGAATTGGCTGGAAGGGAAGATCGTCAAGGCAAGCCCTGAAGTTGCCAAGAAGCGCGGGAAAGCATACGCCGAGCGGCTGGCATCCGGGGAGCAGCAACACGCGAGGGGTATGCTTGGCAAAAAGCACAGTGCTGAGTTCTGTGCAGAGCAGAGCCGTCGTGAACGTCAGCGAGTGCAGGACGGTACGCACCATTTCCAGAAGAAGAAGACACAGAAGCAGCTTACCGCCGCATCACGACGATTAATTGAGCGCGTGAAATTCGCGCCAAACTCCATTTACTCTCACGCCAAGCGTGGATATCGAGACGACCTTGGCAGAATCTTTTTTCGATCTCGGTGGGAAGCGAACTATGCGCGGTATCTCAATCTGCTGATCGCGCAAGGGCACATCCTCCGGTGGGAGTTTGAGGTAGACACGTTCTGGTTTGAGAAGATACGGCGCGGGGTGCGTTCGTACACGCCAGACTTCAAGGTGTACGGCATAGATGGCAGCGTGTGGTACGAGGAAGTAAAAGGGTGGATGGACAAGAAAAGCGCCACGAAGCTCAAGCGCATGGCAAAGTACCACCCGTCCGTGACCGTGCGTGTCGTTGATGAAAAGGCGTACAAAGAGATTGCCAAAAAGCTATCTAGTGTTATTCCTCTTTGGGAAAAATAACCATAACGATCTGGAGGTTGGACGATGACGTGGCCGATGTGGGTGTTCTGGGCGCTGGTGTTGTACGCACTCGTCGAGTTAGCGCGACTGCTGTACCTCGACGCAAAGGCGCGTGAAGTGGGCGCGAAGCGTGATGCGGAGATGAGACACACACCCTGCGAGGACTGCGATGAGCTATGACGATTGGGACATCCAGTGCGAAGCCGACGAGTTTGCCTACGAGCGAGCGCAGGACGACGCAATCAAACGTCACGCCAAAGCGCAGTGGCAGGAAGATCGCGACACGGGGATGCAGTTGGACCCGCTGCTCTTTGAGCCGAGAGAAGACACAGAGGAAGCATGACCAGAGACGAAAGCAAGGTGCATGAGGCCGAGCGGGTGGTGCTGTCCCGCGCTGTCGAGTTTGATGAGGAGCTGAATACCTACTACACAGGCGAAAGCGGCGTCTATTTATACGCCCTGACGAAAGCAGAGGAGGCACTCCGCGCCGCCGTTGCTGCCCTCCTCGCCGCCGAGGCCGCATCATGACCACACTAGAACGCATCGCCGCTGTCCTGCTGCTGTTGTCAGCAGCGGCAGCGGTGGTGCGACGGGCACGGAGGGTGTGGCGGGGTGAAGGGCCGTGACTGCCGCAAAGCTGACACCGGAGCAGGAAGCAGAGTGGCTCGCACACATGACCGCCCCGCCAGCACCCCGTCGCATTGCCGATCACACGAAGCGGCGGCGAAACATCAGCGACATCCGGCAGGACGTTGCCAGCGCCGCACGCGCCCTGCGGGTCCATGCCGAGGCTGTGGGCAGGATGCGGGCTGAGATGAAGCTGCGACCGGCGTTGCGGTTGATCCCGGACCGAGTGGCTGACCTCAAGGCCGAGGCCGAGTACTGCGAAGAACTAGAACGGTGGATCCTCAAACACTTTAACAGCGCCGTTCGGAAGGCGCGGAAGGACATACCATGACAAACGAAGAGTTGACAGCGATAGAGAGAAGGGCAAACGCCGCAACGCGAGAGCCGTGGATCGTGGGAGACGCCTATGTGCCAGCGATATTATCAGCGGTGTCGGTGTACGGCATGGGCATGGAAGTCGCGGAGTGCCAGATGGTAAGAGACGGGGAGTTCATCGCCGCTGCCCGTGTCGATGTGCCTGCGTTGGTGGCCGAGGTCCGCACCCTCCGCGCCGAACGTGATGCAGACCCTGCGTCGCATGACGCGCTCATCATCGCGGAAGGGCAGCGCGATCAAGCCCGCGCCGAACGCGATGCGCTGCGGGACCAGTGGTCAGGGCTGCTGATCGAACAAGCGCGTTTGATGGCGATGCGGGACGCGGCCATAGCCGAGCGGGACAAGCTGCGGACGGTGGATGACGCGATGGTGGAGCGTTTTCTGCGCGCTTACACGGAGTGCGAAGATGAGCGCCCGTGGACGTTCACGCATCGGATTGGAGTCCGAGCCGCACTTGACGCCGCGCTGGCGGTGCAGCCGACTACCTCAACCGGAGAGACACAGTGATTACCACCGAGCAGGAAACCGCAATCCGCGACGTGCTGGCGACGATGCCGACGCTGGCCGTAGGTATCGGCACGAAAGAGAAGGCGTGCAGCGTCGCTGCGCTTAATCTCGCGCTTACGGGCACATTGACAGACGCCGTGCCCGACTGCATGAGCCGCGTGATCGGGCGCTGGATTATTCGCGTGCAAGACCGCATGCCAGCGACGATTCGCGACAGCCGAGCATGGCGCGATCTGCTGGTGCTGTCGGCGGGCACCGGGCGCGAGCGTGAGGCAAAGCGGCTGGCGCTGGTCATGGCGTGGATGTGGGAAGCGCTGGCACTTGTGCAGCCGAGAGCCGCAGACGCAGCCGCAGCCGCATACGCAGCCGCATCCGCAGACGCAGACGCATACGCAGCCGCATACGCATCCGCATCCGCATACGCAGACGCAGCCGCATACGCAGACGCAGACGCAGACGCATCCGAATACGCATGGACGACCATCGACCCCGTGGGGCTGCTGCGGCGGCTGGTGGCGGTCACGGATGAACGGGCGCTGGCGGTGCAGCCGTGAGTGCCCCGCTGATCTTCTGGCGCGACGGGTTTGACAGCGGCAAAAGCGGTGCCTACGTTCGGGCGGTTTCGCTTAACGCGGTCATCCCGCAATGGATCGCGGAGGGCATCCAAGTCGCCGGAATCCGCATCGACCCCGAGAACGAGAGCAACGTGGATGTGCTGATCTATCCTCGCTCCGCCGCGATGGGGGTGCAGCCGTGACCATTGACCCCCGCATCGACCCGAAAATGCCACACATCAACATCGTGCAGCGGGTCGTGGACATCATCCGCGAGGAGGGGCCGCTTCCGTTTGTTGAAATCTTCACGCATCTGCCCAAAACGACCGGGCTAACCGGCAGTTATATCAGCTTCATCTTGAAAAAGCTGAAAAGCTTTCAGGTCGTGGAATGCACGAAGAAAGGCTATCCGAAGTTCGTCTGGGTGTTCATTCCCGAGGGTCAACCGGCCCAATTTGCGCCCAAAACGAGGGAAAAGCAGGTCATGCTGAAGAACATGGGCGCATATCGGGTGATCTGCCGCGATGGCCGGACATTCGACCGCATGGAGTTTCACCGGCGCGATCTGACGTGGAGCAACAAACGGGTGACGGTGGAGATCGACGAGGTGGCCGAACTGTCGTTCGTCCCAGACCACGCGGCGTATAAAAGCGGCGTGAAGCACCTCGACATTTACGCGCATCCGTTTGTTAGCATCGACGATTGCATCGTGCCGAAGCTGAAGCCGTCCGACGACGACGACCACCCGAAGTGGGTCCACCCGATTCGGGCGAGGGCGTTGGGGATACCTGTCCCGCAACGTCCTGACAAGCCAGTCTTTGAGATAAAGAAAGACTTTGGCGAGGCTCTCCGATAACAAAAAGCCCCCCGATACTGAGTATCAGGGGGTTTTCTGTTGCCCACACTTCGGGTTTATCCGATGACACCCCCGCCAAGGAATGTCTAGCAAAGAATGTACGAAGTGTGGACTTCCCCCGCAATGGCGAGATTAGCTCTCTAAGTTGCCAAGGGCGCCAAGCGCTTCGTCCACGTTTCCGCTGTCACACGCGCTAGCAGCATCCGCGAGGCAGTGCGTTGACTCTGCCAGTGCAGTGCCGCGATCAGATTCTTGCGCCTTCTCGGTCATGCTGTCATACGCCTCCTGCGCGGCGTCTGCAATGTCGTTGAGCGTGGACGACAGTTCTTCCATCTCGGCCTTCATGCCTTCCAGCTTGGAAATGATGCTGGCGACGGCCTTGCGGTCTTTGGCGTTCATGGCTTCTCCTGTTGGCGTTGGTGTGGTGCGGTTGAGCCGTTAATATGTGGTGCGTGGTCCCAGGTGTCAACAATAGAGCCTAATTTATGTTGGCGCTCATGCTGCCACCTCCTTAGCGGAGGTCAAATCCAGTCCCCAGACGCGCATCGTGTCCAGCCCTGCGGGGGTCATTTCCATAACCAGCCCACAGTTTTCAGACACCCAAGCCAGTTCGGTAGCCGACAGCGGCACCGTGTCGCCCGTGCTGTAATCCAGCCCTACGATGATGCACGGGCCACTGTAGGAGCCTCCGTCAGCCGTAATGAGGCACATCGGGAGGCCCAGCAGCAGCCCTTCCTCATTGACGTATCCCGTCACGAAACGGCTCCCGCCATCGGGAGACGGCACCGTAAATGCCGCTTCGATATATCCCCCCACTTCTTTCTGAAGTGATTTCAAACCGAGGGGAATCTGGACTGCTTCGGCGGTCTGGCTGGTGATGCGGAAAGCGTTAGGCATGGCGGGTAGGGCTAGTGGTTTAGAAAGAACGTCGTGCGGCTTGAGTCAACAATACAAACACGCCCCGCTAATGTCAACAGCAATCTTCACGAAAGTTTCCCGTCCGTTCGCCCGCTCGCGGAGATCACCTAGTAGGACGTTCGCGGGCACCCGCTCGCGGAGACGCCCTAGTAGGGGCCTACGCGGGTATACGCGGGCGCACCTGCGCGGAGACGCCTTAGTAGGGGGTATAGCGGATAGGTCGGGGATATATGACGGAGGCTGTCTGGGTGGTCCCCCGGCGTCGGGTTCCCGCGCTTTTCGGGCGCTTGCCAGCGTTGGCCAGCGCTTGCCAGCGCTACCCGTTGCCAGCGTTAACACGTTGCCAGTCAACGGGTTAGTCGTTTGCCAGTGCCAACGCTTGCCAGCCGTTGCCCCTGCCCTGCCAGCGTCCCCAGCTTGCCAGCGTGGGCAGCTTGCCAGCCCCTACGCTGGCCCTGCTGGCTGGCACTGGGCAGCGTTGCCAGTGGGACAGCTTGCCAGCCCCAGCCGTTGCCAGCGTCCAGCGTTGCCAGCAGCAGCAGCGCCAGCCGTTGCCAGTGGCAGGGTTGAAGCAGCTTGCCAGCGTTACACACGCTGGCCCGTAATGGCCCGTAGCAGCCCCGTAGACGCCAGAACGGGGGCAGCTTGCTAGGCTGGCCCCCGTTTGTCGGTTTGCTACGCTGGCAGCGCTTGCCAGCCCTGCCCAGCCCCTACGCTGCTGCCCCCGTTGCCAGCGCTCGAACGCTGGCCAGCGCTGCCCGTAGGTTCGCGATGGCAGCGTAGCGGCTGTACGCTTGCGGCACGATCAGGCTAACGGGGTGGACCATGCCAGCGTCAGCAGCTTTAGCAACGGCTGCCGTCAGATCGTGCCCCGTCAGGACAGTGCCCATGCCGTAGGGCACTTTGATCGACGTATGGTAGTTCCCTGCCCAGCCGTAGACGCGGTACACGCCAGCGTGACCGAAGAGGGCCATAACCGCGTCATCGCGCATGGGCTGATCAGCCAGCTTAACCGTGATATCCTGAATGTGCGTACCAGCGCTGCCCATTTCGTTCGCTTTGACTGCCCGTAGTTCGACACGCCAGCCCTGCCCTTCAAGAAGGTCAGTTAGGCAAGCCATTTGGACGCCCGTCCAAAAAAAGTCATCGTGACTGGTCCCCCCGCAAGCGCCGAAAGCGCAAGCGATAGAGAGGGCAGCAGGGGCAGACGACAAGCGCTTGGCCCGTCCTTCGAATGCACGATCCCAGTCCCCAGCTAACGCCGATTCCACGCGCACCGTGTCGCCAGCGTCACGGTAGACGCGGCGGCGACGCATAACCAGCGCTTCAGGCGTCAGGTCAGCCAGCGGCAGGGCCGCAATGGCCCCCCGTGCTTTCTCAGCCCCAGCGTCCCAGCCAGCCGCAAACAGTGCCTTAACGTCGTCTAGGCTGGCCACGTCGCCCCACTGCCAGCCCGTATGAATGCCGGACCAGTTCCCCCGTAGTCCGTCAAATTTCTGGGCGTTGACGGGGGGCACTTGGTCCCCCGTCAGCAGCGTAGGAAGGTCCAGAGGGGACGGTACCCGTAGTACCGTCATTCCCTTGCCAGTCTCTTGAGTAATCATAGTCCGCACGCCTGACGATCTTCCGTCGTCCAGCTTTGCGTAATGGCCTTGAGCGCTTCGGGCACCGTGTAGGCACATTGGTTGACCAGCAGATCAGCCGTCAGCAGCCCCCGCATCGTCAGCCAGCGCCGAATCTGGGGACGCTGGGCCAGTACTTCACGGGCTGCATGGATGCGGTCTACAATCGCCGACGTGACGCACAGCGAACGCTCAAGGGCCAGATCATAGCCCACTTCAACCTGAAACCAGCGATCAACAGACGACGCGTCCAGTTGAGTCCGTCCAGAGTACAAACGGTTTGCCCCCAGCCCGAACGTATTAGCAGCGCTCAACAGATAGAAATCAGAATGACGGGCAACCCACTGGCCGTCAGGCGCTTGCCACTTGGTAGAGTCTACCAGATTGTTCACGCTCAACATGACGTTTTCATCCATGGCGTCGATTTCGTCCATGAGATAGACGCCCCCGTCACGATAGCAGCGCACTAGCTGAGACGGGGCGTAGACTTGCTCCCCCGTTGAAAGGTTCGGCGTCATCGTGCCCAGTAACCGCCCTTCCGTCAGCCCAGCAGAGCCATTGACCGTACCAAAAGGCACCCCGAACGCCTCAGCAGCTTGAGACGCCAGCGTCGTCTTGCCAGTGCCAGCAGGCCCCACCAGCATAACGTTTAACCGTTTGCCAGTGGCAGGGCTGACAGCCCCCAGCAGGGGCAACAGCTTGCCCAACATGGCGTGGGAACGGGCAGCAGAAAGGGGACGGGGTTCAGCTTGATTGATCTGGACGTGAACGACTGACGGGCCAGCAGGGGCAGCAGCGCTGGCAACTTTCGCCTCTAATTCTGAAATCCGAGTTTCGACAAGCTGGGAAACAACGCCAGCGATCAGGGCGTCGAAACCGGAGGCAACGGGGGCAGCAGTGGCGGGGGACATAGCGGCGGGGGCTGGGGTGGGGGACTGGACGGGGGCAGGGGTAGCGCTGGGGGCAGCTTTCGGGGCCGGATAATTCTCCCCTACCATCGGGGGCGCGCCACGGCTGGTGATGATTTTTTCGGCTGGCAGCTTTGCTAGGTGAACGGCTACTGATTCCTTCCCCCGTTGAAATACGAAAATGATTTCAAGGGTACCGTAGTAATGCTCACAATCGACGACGATACCCCAGCTATCGGCAGGGATTAGCACGTTCGATATATCAATGTGCAGCCGAGAAGTGTCCCCCTTATATCCATTGTCGGCCAGCTTCTGTCGGGTTGCTGCTGAATCTGTATGAAGCATCGTGATGGGCGTGATTTGGTAATCACTGCCCAGCTTCAGTCTTCGCCCTGACACAATGCCAACGGTGCCAGTTAACGGGGTACGGGGCAACGGGGTAGACATAGGGTTCCTCTGGCGGGGGTTGTCTTGCGGGTTCCAACGGTACTGGACTGTCAAGGTATCGGCTGGCGTGTGCAATGTCAACGGTAGGGCAGGGGGCAAAATACAAGGGACAACAGCCCAGCCCCTGACTCTCATTATATAGGGGCGCTTTTCAGTGTTCGAATCAGTCAACGAAAGCAGTGGAAATCACTGGCAAACCAGCGCCAAACTGGCCCGATTAAATCCCGAAAGCGAAATCGATTCTAACGCGTTTACCCCCCTCCCCCGTACAGAGCCATTGACATCACCCCGTTCGTCGATCTGGGGGGAATTTCACTTTTTGGAAAAAGGGCGAAATATCACAAATCTGATGGCGAAATATCACAAATATTTGTGACATTGCCTCTGTTTCGGCGTTCATTCGGGGAAATTGCCTATATCACAAATCTGCTCTCAAAACTGCCCCCAGTTTTTGGGCAGTTCATGAACTGGCGTTCATGTAGGGGCAGGGACTGGGCAGCAGGGGGAAGCGCTGGAAATACCCTTAGCGCTAAGGCACTGGGGCGCTGGACTGACACCCCTTAGCGCTAAGGTATTGCCAGCCCACCCACCGCCAGCCGATGCAACGGGGGACGCTGGGGCTGGCAACGCTGGGGCGCTGGACTGGCAACGCTCGAACGCTGGGGGCGCTGGGGCGCTGCTGCTGCTGGGGGCGCTGGCAACGCTGCTCAGTTTGGGGACAGCTTCCCTAAGTGTCAGTGCCCACGCCCCCGCGCGCGATCTATAGCGTGTCAAAGTGACACACCCCACGCTGGCCCGTAGTGGGCAGGGCCAGCAGCAGCCCCACGCCCCACGCCCACGCCCTGCCAGCGCTGGCAACGGGCAGCAGGGGCCAGCCAGCAGCCCAGACGGGGCAGCGCTGGCGTTCGAGCGCTGGCGCTGGCAACGCTGGCAAGTGGGCTAAGTGCTGACGCTGCAACGGGTTGCGCGTTCTCTCAGGGCTGAGAGTCTCAGGGGTGAGGGGTATACCCCGCCAGCGGCAGTGGCGAACGTGGTACCACCCCTCCACGGTCAGCCGTTGCACGGTACAAGTCAACGGGAGCCATAGGGTGCGAGTGTGTCGTTTTGACACGGGTGGGTACTGGCGCAAAAAAAACAAAAGGGCTACGTTGCTGTGTCAACACCAGCAAAGGAGTTAGCATGGGGGGCAAGATTCGTGGGATGGACGTGCAAGGGGTCGAGAAGCGGAGTAAGCGGGGGGAGTGGGAGGAGGAGGAGCGGGTGGCGGTGGTGGAGCGGGTGCTGGAGGGCATGGCAGAGGGTCATACGCTCTCGGAGACGGTCAAGGCTGTATCGTCGGCGCTGGGTGAGCCACTGACGGCAGGGCTAGTTCGGCGCTGGATTGTGGCGGAGGAAGCGTGGTTTCAGCGATACCAACGGACCAAGACGATGCTCGGACAGGCGTTTGCCGAGGAAGCGATCTTGGTAGCGCGGGAGAGTACGAGTAGCACCACAGCGATGGATCGGGTGCTGATTGAAACGCTGAAGTGGGCCGCAGCCAAAGCGAATCCCGTGGAGTATGGGGAGAAGCAGACGGTGGAACACCAAGGCGCGCAGACGTTATCGGTGAAGATTGTGGAAGATGATGCGCCGGTCAGAAATGTGATGGCGCTGAATGCAGCGGGGAAGGATGCCTTGGTTAGCGCCGTGGTCAGTGGACCAGCTTTCTTTGCGCTACCCTCAGGGGGGTGACTCCAGTGTCACCCCTGACTACGTAGTCACCCTAACGGTACTAGTTATTAGTGAACGTAGTAAACGTGAACGAGTGAACGAGTAAACTCGTCAACGAGTAAACGAGTAGCTGCGTAAACGAGTAAACGAGTTAACGAGTTAACGAGGGAACGAGTGGCGTCTGTACGTGGAAAGCATAAATCTGGCGCAACGGAGGTGGAGGTTCGCCTCCATAAGCGCCACCCCGGTCAGGCGAAGATCGCCGTTCACCCTGCGCGGTTTAGGGTGGTCATGTGCGGGAGACGGTGGGGGAAGTCGGCCTGTGGGATTCGGGAAGCCAGCGATGTGGCGATTGCAGGACAGCCCGTAGGCTGGTTTGCGCCCACCTACAAGCTGGCGCTAGAAGCATGGCGGGAGTTGGTGGAGCGGCTGGCGCCCATTACAGCGCGGATGAACGAGCAGGACAAGCGGTTGGAACTGGTGACGGGTGGGATCATCGAAGTCTGGACGCTGGACACCCCAGATGCCGCCCGAGGCCGCAAATATGCGCTGGTGGTGATTGACGAGGCGGGTATTGCCCGTGATTTGCTGGAAGTCTGGCAAGCCGCCATCCGTCCCACACTGGTCGATTTGAAGGGTCGGGCGCTGATATTAGGCACGCCAAAGGGCCGCCGACACGGGTTTGTGGTGCTGTTTAACCGTGGATTGGGCGAAGACCCAGATTGGGCCAGCTTTCGGGCCTCGACGCTGGAAAACCCGTACATCCCCGCCGAAGAAGTCGAAGCGGCCCGAAAAGAGTTGCCACCCGAAGTGTTTGCCCAAGAATTTGAAGGCATCCCCACGGACGATGGCGCAAACCCGTTCGGTCTGGAGGCGATCCGTGCCAGCCTTGGGCCGCTGTCGGACCAGCCCGTGGTGGTCTACGGCGTGGACTTGGCCCGATCCATGGACTTTACCGTGCTGGTGGGGTTCGACGCCTACCGCCGAGTGGCTTTCCTAGACCGCTGGCAGGCCCCGTGGGCCATTACGAAGGCCAAGATCAAGGCCAAGGTCGAAGACACGCCGATTGTGGCTGACGCGACCGGTGTGGGCGATGCCATCGTGGCTGATCTGCAAGTCATGGGGGTCAACGTCACGCCTCATGTGTTCACCCAATCGTCCAAGCTCCGGTTGATGCAGCGGCTGGTGGCGGCGTTCCAAGGCAAGGAACTGACGTTGCCTGATGCCGACGATGCCCGCTGGCTGACCAGCGAGATGGAGGCGTTTGAGTTTACGTATACGGCCACCGGCGTCCGCTATGAGGCCCCGAGCGGGTTCCATGACGACGGCGTGATGGCCGTGGCGCTGGCGCTACACGGCTGGGATCGGGTACAGGGAGCCGTCCCAGAAGCCCCGCCGGGATTGCGCGTAATTGTAGACGACCCCTATGTTTCTCCAGAGAACGGCCCTGCCATGGCGTTTCCGCCCGCAGGAGACTTCCAATCGCAACTGCCCGGATCGGGCTGGTAACGCATGGAGAGGACAGGCATGGATGCAGTCCTAGCAAAGCTGGGCAAGAAACTGGGTCGCAAGCCCATGCTCCGTCGCAAAGGCTTGACCGACAGCAGCCCGATGAAGGAATCCGGCATGACGGTCGTAATCGGCATGGGCAAGCCAATGGGCGGTCGCGGCGCAATGGCGAAGCGGGATGACAAAGGCTACCCGATGGACGAGGAAGGACAGGACGACGAACCGATCAAGGAGACCAGCCCTGAAGGCTTGTCGGCCAAGCTCGACGCGCTGATGGAACGCCTAGACGCCATCGAAGCCAAGATGGGCATGAACGAAGACGAAGACGAAGAGATGGAAGACGAAGAGGAGGAAGACTGATGCTAGAGTCCGCTGCTCTATCCCTCGCGCTCAAGATCGTCTCTCCGATCCTGATCGGCTTTGTCACCCCGTTTGCCCTCGACGCCATCAAGCGGGGCAGCACGTTGATTGACGCACTGCCCGCCTATGCCAAGCAGGGGTTGGCTATCGCCATCGCCGCACTAGCCACAGCGCTGACAGACTTCCTCGGTGTGGGCATCCCGACTGATCTGGCGCTGTGGGACGGCGAAGTTATCAAGGCGTTGGTCGCGGGCTTCTTGGCGATCGCGATTAAGCAGCACCAGCAGCTCAAGGTCAAGCGGTAACGTGGCCTCGCCCGCATGGCAGCGGAAGGCAGGGCAAAACCCCGATGGCGGTCTTAACGCCGCCGGTCGTGCGAGCTTGCGTGCGGCTGGCAAAGACATCAAGCCGCCTGTCAAAGCCGCCGAAGCTGCCAAAAGCCCGAAGTCAGCCAAGCGCCGGATCGCCTTCTGTAAGCGAATGACGGGCATGAAGAACAAGCTGACCAGCGCCAAGACCGCGAACGATCCCAACTCACGCATCAACAAAAGCCTTCGGGCATGGGACTGTAACTAATGGGCCAGATGAAGATCGTGGCGACCGCTACGCTGACCGCCGCGCAGCAAGCGGTGACAGCAGAGTTCCGTCATCTGTCAAACGGAGGAGCGGGCGTCCAGTTGACCGGCACGTTTGCGGGCACGTTCCTGATCGAAGTGACGATGGACGGGACGAACTGGAACACCTATGCCTTTATCAACTGCGCGAGTGGCGCGACCGAGACCAGCATCACGGCAGTCGGCCAGTACCGCACCGAGTTGGTCGGCGTGTCGAGTGTGCGGCTGCGGTGCTCTGCGTATACGTCAGGGACGGCATACGCCACGTTGGTCCTGCTGTCCAACTAGCCGATGACGCCTATCGTCGTCACAAACAGCAGCCCTGCTGGTCGTGTCAGCCGCGTCAAGGCCGCTCCAAGTGGCGGTGGTGGCGGCGGCACCCTGCTTGCCAATTTTCAAGCGAGCGTGGACTTTGGCACGCCGTCGCTGATTGCTGGCACAAATTTCTCAGCGGTCACAAAAAACGGCGTGACGCTTTTCCGTGACGGCACTGGACAGATATATCCGTGCGATCATCCTATCCTCAAAGCACCAACGTACACTGGCGGCCAGTGGGTTTTCCGCATTAACAACAACGCTGGTCCGGGCGCAAACGAAATTGACTTTTCGCTTGCTACGTCAGTAACCGAGTTGTTTGTAGAGTGGTACGTCTACATGGCAACCGGCTCGGAAACACCGTCGTATGGTGGTCGTATAGCGTCTGGCACCGCCAATGGAACAGCGAACGACAAGGTGTTTCGTCTGTACGACGGACCCGGTGGGTTTGGTCCTGCGTACTCCTTCCCGAACACCACGGTGAAGATCGGTATGTCCATGAAAGGCACCGCCGCTAATACGGTGGAGAACGCCTACATTGAGACACAAAAAACAATTAACGTCGTCTACCCTCCAAACACCGATCCGGCATTGGGTCCGGTAGATGTTGCAAACATTGGAGAGGTATCGCCCGTTGTGCGACACGCCTACGGTGGAGCGTCTGCCTACATTGGGCGCTGGGTGCGTCATCAATTACGCGCTAAAGCTGCTACGGCAGCCAACAACGATGGCATCGTACAGTTCTGGCTTGACAACGATCTTGTATTGTCCCGCACCGACTTGAGTATCTACGCGGTTACGAGCGGTCTCGGGGTGATGAACAGCTTCCGCTACGGCTATCTTTTCGGCTACCGTAATTCTGGTGTGCAAGATTCTCGGATTTACATGGACAACTTTTCGTTCTCGACGGGAGGGTTTGTCTAATGGCCGCGCCGCAACTTGCCAATTTTGTCACAACCGACAGCAGCACCACTTCTACCACACACGCACTAAATTTTCCAGCGTGTAGTGTGGGAGACTTGGTGCTGTTCCACGTCTCTATTTCGCAAGCAGCCACGATTACGCTCACAGGCACTGGCCCAAGCGGCGAAACCGTCGTGATGGTGGCGCAAGCGCGGGCGGTTGGCTTAAATGACGGCTCAGGCGGCGTGTTTTATTTTATTGCCGAGGGGGCGTCGGGGGCTGGCACGGTCAGCGTGACCATTGATACGTCATCAGGGATGCGATGTACAACGGGGCGCGTGTTGAGTGGTGATTTTAACCAGAGTGCGCCGATTGACGCAGCAAGCGCGTTAAATCGCGCGTCAGCAACTACCGCAGCGTCATTGGCGCTAACGGCAGGCGCTGCCGATGGGCGAGTTATCAATGCCCTTGCTCAAGACACCACGTCGGGCGGCGTGACGCCACCGGCAGGGTGGACATCGCAGTCTGGCATTAGCGCAGCAGGATCAAGCGTTGAGGTGTTTCGACGCGATGCAACAACAACGGCAGCAGAGTCCGTGCCCGCGTATACGTTCACACTGTCGGCTGCCCGTCGCACCACGACGATAACGTACATTATTGCACCGTTTAATGCTGTTGGTTCTGCTATCGTTGTTATCTCATCTGGGCATCATAACCGAGGACTACGCTAATGGCTTTTAACGGCTATCTCAAACAGAGTGCTACGCCTACCATCGTCCTTGGTCCTTTCCTAGACTCAACGGACGGCGTAACAGCAAAAACGGCGGCGTCTCCTGTGCCAAAGCTGTCAAAGAACGGGGCTGCGTTTGCGGCACGGTCTGATGCGACAGCCATCGCACACATGGAAAACGGTTACTACAGTTGTGTGTTTAACGCGACAGACACCGGCACGCTGGGTATCCTTGCCATAGGTGCTACGGGCACGGCGTCTATCCCGATTCGGCAGGACTATCTTGTGGTCACGGCTGACGAATGGGATCGTTTGCATGACACCGTGGGTGCCGTTCCTGCTATTGGCATCATCGACCGTGGCACGGCGCAGAGTGCAACGAGCACGACGTTAGTGTTGCGGGCTGCGGCTACGTTTGCGGACGACACGATAATCGGCGCAACGCTGATGGCGTTTGGTTCCACACAGGGCTACTGGCAGTCGCGGAGTGTGACCGACTATGTGCTCTCAACCGACACGGCGACGGTAGACGCATGGACCGTCACGCCATCCGGCACGATTACCTACGTCCTTTTTGCGGGTGCGCCAAACGGTACGTCGAGTTTGACCGCTATTGCCAACGCCGTAGTCGAGGCCGAGATCGACGCCTTGGAGACCTATAACCGCACGACCAACACGGCGGCAACGATTACGGGACCGACCAGCGGGTCGAACGCACTGACCATCACGACCGACGCGGCGTACCTGCCGATCAAGAGCATTACCTGATGCTGCTCTGGCTGACAATTTTGCTGCTGGGTGAGGGAGCGGGGGGGTCACCACCACCCCCCGTTACCCCGACCGTCAATATGTTCTTTCGTCGCCGCCGCCGGGACTGGACGCCCAAGGCATGATGCCCCTGCTTGAGACCGTGGCATGGCCCCTCGTCGCACTCTTTGCTATTGTGCGACTGGGGGAGGTCGTCTCTCTGTTTGCGCCCGTTCGTGAAACGGAGCAAGTCGAAGAAGACCCGTATGACGCAGCGGTGCCCGAGGATTTGATTGCGGTGGCGATGCAGTACCCTGACGCATGGGCGCAAGAAGATATGGTCAAGGCCATTCGGGAAAAGTATGACGCACTGCGTGACTGGAATCTGGTGCGTGCCGCCTTTGGCGTAGGGAGAGTAGACGCATGACCGGACCCGTATTTTTTGACGACGTTGATCCGATGGGGATGTTGGATGAGGGGAGTGCGACGGTTCCGACCTTGGAAGGCCCGATTCTTGAGACAGAACTCGCCCGTGCCATGGAAGGCTTGTCAAACAACCCGCTCGGCCCGAACGAGAAGGTTGCTCCGAATCCTCCATCGAATAACACGAACACGGCGTCAGAGAATGACGCTTTGCTGCGTCGTGCGCTGTACGGTCACGACTTCCCCGCCGCCGACGACGTAGAAGAGATCGACCCGTCCGCGTGGGCGTCGTGGTGTCGTGGCCTGTGGGACAGCCGCCGCGAGGCCGTGCAGATGCACTTGCACTTAGTCGAGCGGAATCGCCTGTTTCGTGCTGGGCAGCAGTGGATTTCTGCCAGTGGCATGGGTCCGTGGCGGGAACCCGCTCGCCCGCGTGATGCCGCCCGCGTGGTCTACAACATGATTGACAAGGCGCTGGATCAGCGGCTCCAGATCATGATGGACCAGAAGCCGGGGTTCTCGGTCACGCCTGTCACGCAAGACCCAGAGGATCGGCGCAAAGCGCAGGCGCAACAGATGGCGCTGGAGTACCAGTATGAGCAGCAGGAGATGTCGCGCATGGCGCGAGAAGCCTCATTCTGGGCGCAAACGGACGGCATTTCCTTCTGGCACGAATTCTGGAATCCGAATCGTGGCCCGTGGGACGAGCGCATGGGCGACATCGCTGGGCAGAAGAAGCCAATGGGTGATATTGGCTGCCAAACGCTTCGGGTGGAGCAGGTTCGTGTCTCGCCTAACGCCACTGCCACTCAGAAACCGCATTGGGTCATTATTCGGGAGGTGATCTCGCGGAGTGAAGCGGCGTATCGGTATGGCATTACGGGTCTGGATGCTGCCAATACGATGATGTCCACCGGCAATGGCCCGACGTACAGCGGAAGTGAAGGGATCGGCGCATGGGTGCTCTCGCAGACGACGATTGGCGAAGGCCAGCGGCTGCGGGATGAAGATGTGACGGAACGGTTCACGGTCTATCTGGAGCCGCACCCCGATGTGCTGCCCGAAGGCTTGCAGATGGTGGTCGTTGGCGATGAAGTCGTGTTTGGACCCTCGCCCTTAATGTGGAACGTGATTCCCGTGGTCCCCATCCGCGACGGTTCCAGCGACCCCAGTTACTACCCCCGCCCTATCATGGAGCAGTGGGTAGACCACCAGATGCGGACCAATGCGCTGCTGTCAAAGTGGATCGAGAACATCCGGGTCAACGCGGGTGGTCGATTCCTGACGCGGCCCAACGCGATTGCCACCGAAACGTTCATGGGTGGCGTGACCTCCATGATCGAAATCCGTGGCGCTGGTCCGATGTCTGACAGCATCCAGCCGGTCAACGGGTTTAGTGTTGGCAACGATGTCAAAGAGGCGCTGGCGCTGGAAAAGTCTGCGTTTGAGAACGCCTCGGGCTGGAATACCGTCAGCCGTGGGCAGGTCACCGGCGAGTCAGGCCGTGCGATTATTGCCAGCCGTGAGCAGCTCGAACGGGTGTTCAGCCCGTGCGTGAGTGCGTTGGCGATGGCGTACACGGACTGGGGCAAAATCTCGTTGGCAGGCATGGCGTGGGGCTACGATATGCCCCGCTCCCTAGGCGCGATTGGCAAAGGCCGTCCCGATCTGGCTCGTGCCGTGTCGGCGTCGGACTTTGACGGGCAGAGCGATGTGAAGGTCGAAGCGACCAGCATGATGCCCATGCCGATGGCGTTCCGTATGTACCTGCTCGACAACTGGCTCCAGACGGGCGTGATCGACATGAAGGAATACCGTCGTCGCCAGATGTTTGCCGTGGCGACCAACATTGCCTCGCCAGACGACGATCAGGAATCACGGGCCAAGCGGGTGGCGGACGCGATTCGGATGCAGACGGATGTGCCAGAGATGCGGTGGGTGGATGACGAGAGTATCCACCAAGATGTGTTGCAGCGAGAGTTGCTGTTGCAGGACGATGTGGCACCAGAGATCATCGCGGCAGCTATGGCGCGGTGGACCGAGTTGGCAAATCAAGCGCAGCAGAAGCAGGGAGGGGCACCGCCGCAAGCGGGCGCTCCTGCTGGTGCTGGCCCAGCAAGCGGACCTTCCGCAGCCAGTGTACCGAATATCTCACCGGGACAGTTACCGCTTGCCAGTGGCAACCCGCCTCTTGGAATTACCAACCTCCTCCAACAGAGTTTGGCTGGCATTCCAGAGGAAGAGCAGGCCGCACAGCAAGCTGACATCTTATCCCGACAGCAATAGGATCGAGCATGGACGTAGCTGAAGCCATTTCCAGCGCCATTGAAAGCGCCCTCCCACCGGCACAGGATAATGTGGCGGCGGATGACGCTGACGAGACACTGGCCCCAGACGCAGCAGATGATAGCGTAGACGGTTCAGAAGAATCTGATGCGCCAGTAGATATGCCAGAGGGGTACGTTGCCGTTCGCACGGTGACGGACGATCTGGCAACGGAGTTCACGCTTCGTGATGCCGAAGGGGAGGTGGAAGTCCCCGACTTGATGGTGGAGTACAAGGCCAACGGCAAGGTGCGCCAAGATCGGCTGGATCAGGTGGTCAAGCTGGCGCAGTGGGGCGTGTACAACCAAGAGCGGGAGCAGAAAGTCCAGCAGGTTGAGCAACTGTCTCAACAGGTCCAACAGGAGCGCGAGGAACTCGCCGCCCTGCTGTCGGAACGAGAAGCACAGATTGAAAAGCTGTTGTTAGACGACGACTTCTTATTGGCCGTGCGCGATGCGTATGGCGAACAGAACTCGCCGGAACAGAGGGCCACACGCGCCGAACAGCAGGTACAGGACATTCGTGTCCAGCACCAGATGTCGGCGATTGCGGAGAAAGGCGAGATGTTCTACACGAATGAAGTGATGCCAGCCCTCAACATGATTGCTGAGGCACTGCCATCCATTCCTGCGGAAGAACTGGCCGAGAAGTTCCAGATGGCGATGTACGCGCACGTCGAACGCGCTCCCAACGGAGAGGCGTATATCCCGGCGTCACGCTACGATGCTGTCCGACAGTACATCCTCGACGATTTGGCCGTCTGGGCACAGGCGCAGCATGGTCGCCGCTCTCGCGCAACCACCTCAACTCCCCAGCGGGAGACACAGCAGGCGTTGGCAGAACGGGATCGCGCTCGCATTGAGTCACAGAAGGCAAAACGCGCCGTAGGACAGAAAACCCTCCCCGTTGGCAGTGCTGGCAAGCCGTCTGGCAAGCCCAAAGCCTACGCGGGCAACACCGTTGATGATGCCGTTGCCAGTGCGTTGAGCACGGCGTTGTCGTCATTCCGTTAATTCATTCCAAGAGGTAACCCGTGGCTAACCCCACTTTAATCACCGATGCCGAACTAACCGGCCTCCTGAAGAACGTGTACTCGCAGTTCCGTGAGAAGGTGCAGAACCTTGTCACCCCACTCCTCGCCCAGTTGGAGAAAGGCCGCTCTGGTGGCCCTCGCAATATGCGGTGGGGCGGCAACAACGTGTTCTTTGACGTGGTGACTGGCCGCCCGGCTGGTGCCACCTTCTCCTCGGCTGGTTACTTCCCGCCCGATACGACGGCGACGGAAGTGCAGGCCAACGTCGGTATCGTGCGGGCGTACACCACCCGTCAGGTGGACGGTCTGGCGTTCGTTGGCACGCAGTCCAAGGACGCGGCCTTCACGACCATCGCCAGCAAGACGATGGAAGAAATCAAGGACGCCTCCATGCTGCTCATGCAGCAGGCGCTGCACAACAAGGCTGACGGTGTGGTGGCCTTGATCGGCACGGTCACCAGCACGACCGAGATCATCGTCTCCTCGCCTTACGGTGTGGCAAACGCGGGTCAGGGTTCCCTCCTCCTCTCCGTGGGCGACTACATCGCGGTGCTGGATACGTCGGTGTCAAACGCCGTACTGGGTCGTTCGGCCATCACTGCCATCACGAACAGCGGCGACAACGCCACGCTGACGCTGGGCACGGCCATCTCGGGCATGGCCGCGACCGACAAGATTGTCAAGGCGACGGCGAACGACACGTCGTTCAACAGCGCCATGAACGGTCTGATTAACATCACCAACCGTGGCAACGCCTACGCCTCGCTGCACAACATCAGCAACGCGACGTACAGCATCTGGGATGCCACCCGCCTTGTTGCGGGCACGGACACGCCGGATGCGACCCAGCCGACCGAATCGGACATCTGGGACTTGATCCAGCGCATTGCCGGTCGCTCTGGCAAGGACGCCAACGTGAAGCCCAAGGACTTCCTCCTCATGACCACCCCCGGTCTGGCGAAGAAGCTCATGGAGAGCATGGTGGCGCAGCGCCGGTTCACCGCTGGCGAGTTTGGCACCACGATTAAGGGTGGCTACAAGGCCATCGAAATCTGTGGCATCCCGTGCGTGACGGACTACTACGTCCCGGCTGGCACGATCTACCTCCTGCACATCCCGTCGCTGTCGTGGGTGGATGCGAAGGACTGGGGCTTCGTGGAGTTCGAAGGCGCGGGTCCGTGGCGTTGGTTGCAGGGCCGCGATGCGTTCGAGACGACGTATGGCTGGTACGGCAACCTCGCCTGCTTGGCGCGTAACGCGCACGGCAGCATCACCGGCTACACCGACACGGCTCGCTACAGCCACATCTAAAGTCGCGGTGGGGGGTGACAGCACTCCGGCTGTTGCCCCCCATTGGGATCAACTTGGAGACTTCAGATGGCCTATAACTTTTTTGCGCCGAAGCCGGGACGCTTGGGGACGCTGCCTGTCCCGCTCAACAGTGGCCGACTCAACACGGGCACGCTGGCGGCTGGCACGGATAACCACAACATTGGCGGGTTCCCTGCCAAGTCGTATGTCAATCGGGCGACCCTGTGTGCCGGGACGTTCCCGACCGCAGCCACGTCCTGCGTCGTCACGCTGTTCAAGATGACGGGTGCCACGGCGGTGGCCCTCACGGCGGGTCTCGACATCAACACCAAGACGGCTGACACGCCGTTGCAGTTTGTGTTTCTGACCACGACGACGGACGCCGAGCGGACCCTGACGCAGGCTGACAGCATCCGTGTAGCGATGGTGACCGTAGGGTCGGTCACGCAGCAGCCCGACGATGTGACGGTCACCGTGGAACTGTTGGTGCAGGAGTAACATGACCTCGCCCGTGATTCTGGTGAATCCTGCGGGCATCCCCGAGCCGTCGTCTGAGATTCAGCGGCGGCTTCGGGAGGTGCATGGTGGACTCAAGTTGCGGCTCATTGATACAGGTGTCCCGACATGGGGCGTCTGCATGGAGTGGCAGCCTGACGACCGTCGCTGGGAGTGGGTGCAGAACGAGAGTTATGATGCCCGCATGGCCTACGACATTATTGGCTATCTTCCGCTTGGCTGCTCGATTGACGAAGCGCCAGCGTACTTGTCGAAGATGGTCCGCGCTTTCCCTCGGGAAGACATCCAGCGGCTGTCAAACTCCGTGGAGAACTACAACACAGGGGTTGTCAGGACCGCCGTAGAAGCCGCCATTGGGGATGTGCTCGACAGCGCCAATCCGTCCACGATCCGTCGTGGCCGTGGGCGTCCTCGTAAAGCCAGCTAAGGAGAGAAGAGATGGCAGCCGTTTCCCTTCAGCAACTGATCTCGGATACACGCGAGTACATGGATGCGGTTGGCTCGACCCGGTGGTCAGACTCGATCATTACGACGATTCTGAACAGCGTCTTTGACAGCGAGTGGTCGAGCATCCTCAACGCTGCGCCGTACTATCGCTTCGCCCAGCGTCAGGTCACGACCGATGTGAACGGCCAGTTTGCGTTTACTACGCTAGATGCTGGGTCTGGTGACTCGCAGCAGAACTTCTACCGCATCATGTCGGTCAGCGACGGCAACGTCCTGTACGGGCAGACGCGGTTTCAGGATGTCCCGCTGGCAACCACCACCAATTATCTCCCAACCTACCCGCGACTGTACTACATCGCTGGGCAGTCCGTGCAGATTTTGCCAGTCAGCCCAACGCAGTCGTTGTACGTTGGCGTGAACTACAAGCCTACGTCAATCTCCGATTTGGCGAGTGTGGCTTCTACCGTAGACTACCCGAACAACGCCCACCTGATCTTGGTCTGGAGTGCGGCGTCACAGTTGCTGCTCAAGGGTGGCACGGAAGCGTCGGCAGCGGCCAACCTTAAGGCACTGGCCGATGACGACCGCAAGACGCTGCTGGACGACATTCGCCGCATGACGATCAACCCGACCATGATGGCGTATCCCGATCAGAAGTATGAATGGGGTGGCGGCTGATGGCTGAGACACGGCAACGGCTTGTCGATGAGCAGCCAAGCATGGCTGGCGGGTTGAACAGTGTTTCCGATAATTTGGCGTTGCTGCCAAATCAGTTGCGAAAGACGGTCAATGCGCGGCTGACCGACTTTGGCGCAATCACCAAGCGTGGTGGGACGCAGCGACTCCACACGACCTCCTTTGGGTCTGATATCCAGAACGGGTATACATGGGTAAAGTCTGGTGGGACATCGGAAATCATGGTTATTGCGAACGGAGTACTCCGAACCGCAACCTATGGAACGCCTCCGATAACGTTTACCACACGGTCTGGCGCACTTGCTACCACGGGCATCCCAGCGTTTGCTGAGTTTCGCGACGCCTCAAACGAGGTGGTGTACATCGCGGATGGTGGGGCACTGAACAAATGGAACGGGACGACGCTGACCACGAACATCAGCGGCACGACAGACACCACCGTTTGTGTTGTCCATAACCAGCGCCTCTGGGGGTGTGGGGCGGCGAGCAGCCCTGATTCCGTGTTCTATTCTGCCTTGAACAATGGCGACACGTTAGGAAACGGGTCAGCCAATGGCGGGCAGATTGTCGTACGGACCTTTGGGGCAGAAGCGATCCAGACAATTGCCAGCGTTGGCACCTCGCTCTTGATCTTCCATAAGCGCGGTATCTCTCGCATTACGGGATACGGGCAGGACGACATTACGGTGTCGCCAGTTGGTCTGACACCAGACGTTGGACTGATCGCTCCACAGTCAGTCACGGTCGTAGACAACATCTGCTATTTCGTGTCAGAGCGTGGGCTGTACCGCTGCACCGAAGCAGAAGTCGCACCCGTCTCGACGCCAGATCAGCCCGATCCGTTGCTGCCGTTGTTCCGCTCAATGACGACGGCAGAACTTGCACAAGTCGAGGCGATCATCAACCGCTCTACTCGCGAGTTGTGGATCAGCCTCCCCGGTATTGGGTGCTATCAGTACCACACGATTCTTCGCGCATGGTCTGGTCCGTGGGTTGACGGATGGTTGACAGGCGACACTACGGCGTTGTTTGAGACGACCAACACGAACGGGTTGCCCATCGTCTTGCGGGGCGATGAAGATGGATGGGTGACACTGACCGATGCGTTTAACGACGGCGATGCGACCGTCGCGCACAAAGACAATGTGTCGGCAGACGGGACGGGTGGAATCATTTACACCATGAACGTGCGGCTGCGCCGTCTTTACTGCGGCGACGACTCGCTGTCAAAATCTCTGCGATTTGGCTATTTGTCTGCCAACCTCAATGGGACACAATCGTGTGCGCTCTCATGGCGCACCGATACGGATGCGGGGACATGGACGTTCCCCGTGTCATCGCGAAGTCTCTGGGGCTTTGGCATATGGTCCCCCTCGCGGGTCTGGGGTGGTCCAATGAGCGAAAGCCTTAAGGTGCAGATGGGCGGCACTGGATACTACATCGACATATCAATCGTTGATTCGGGGAGTGCCATCCCCAACTTTAGCCGATTCAAGATGGAAACCTTTGCGCTGGGGAGGCGCTGATGGCTACAACCGTAGGACAGCATGGCGTCGTGGCATTTACCAACCCGACCAACGGGGATGCCCTTGATGCGACCATTGTCAAAAGCAACGACAACACGTTGCGAGAAGGATACGTCGATCACGACAGCGATCCCGGTATCCATGTGCAGTCGTCAACCACAGCCTCTCGCCCTGCGGCGGGGGAGGCTGGACGGAAGTGGATGACGTATGACGGCACCTCACCGCGCCTCTGGTATGACGACGGCACGGCGTGGCGCGAAATCAGCTATTTGTCTACAACGCCGGGAAGCACCACGTTTACTGGGAATGTGACGGCGACAGGTGCAGTCAATACTTCAACGATATCAGCCGGTGGAGGGGGCTTTACTGTTAATTCTGCTGGTCTCGTAACGACTAACACATTAACTGTGAATGGCCCATTACTTATCGTAAACCCTCCTTGGTATATCGCCGCAAGAGATGTGCTCTATACACTCAACAGCCCTACATGGACTGGCTCTGTTACCGCTCAACTGACTTCTCTTAACTTTATTAGCTTGACTGGCAGCGCGACGGTAACGTTAAGCAATCCAACGGGATATGCAGCCATGTATATCGCGGCAATCAAGCAAGACGCTGTTGGTGGTAGGACATTGGCTTTTACCAATGTGCTGTTCCCGGGTGGAACGACACCTACGCAAACATCAACGGCCAACAAGACGGACTTGTGGCTTTTCACTGCCAAGGACAATACGACGTTCTACGGCGCTCGTTTAGCTGCCAACCTATAAGCGGAGACTGTCGTGGCAGCGGTTGGACAACATCAGTTGCTAACGTTTCCGAGTCCGGTTAACGGGGCGAGTTCGATTGACGCCAACATCGTGCGGACCAACGACAACATCACGGCAACGGCTTTCAACGCGCATGATGCGGATGCGTCGATCCATGTGCAGTCTGGCACGCTGGCCGCTCGTCCAGCGACGGCGGTAAATGGAGCGACGTACTTTTGCACGGATACCCGAGACACCTACACCTACGTCAGTCCCGCATGGGTGCAGTCTGGCTGGGCGCACTGGTACGGATCGTTTTCGGACTATACGGATCAGACGATTGCTGCGGTTAACACGGCCACGCGATTTACGTTTAATACGACGGACATCGTGCAGGGCTTTAGCCTTGCGAGTGGTTCTCGGATGACTGCGGCGTATGCGGGGACGTACAACTTCCAGTGGAGCGGCCAGTTTGCCAATTCTGACGCCTCTGAGCAGGACATTGATGTGTGGGTCCGCATCAATGGCACGAACGTGGTGGGATCAACAGGGCGCGTGACGATCCCCAAGAAGCATGGCAGCATAGACGGCCATGTGTTGCCGGGGTGGAATTACTACCTGACGTTGGCAGCAAACGACTATGTGGAGCTGTACTGGGCTGCATCAAGTACGGCAGTCAAACTTGAGCACAACGCTGCCAGCGCATGGGCACCGTCTACGGCGTCCATTATTGCCACCATGACCCGCGTATAATTATGACGAAGCGTAAAGTGGCGTTCTGGAAGAAGCCTGCTCCGAAGGGGGACAAGCCGACCACCCTGACCGCCGACCAGAAAACGCAAGCCAAGGCCCGAGCCAAAGCGGCTGGGCGGGTGTATCCCAATCTCGTCGATAACGCCGCTGTGGCGCGTACTCAACACAAAGGGGGGAAGTAGCTATGGCAAAGAAGCGTGGTGGGGTGGCGGGGTTCTACGACCGCAACAAGGGAGCAATCAAGACCATTGCTCCGATTGCCGCTGGGTTTATCCCCGGCGTTGGTCCAGCGATTGGCGCGGCCCTTGGGGCGGCACTGGGTGGCGACCGTGAAGGCAAGGGATACTTTAGCGGCTTTGATGTGGGTGGTGCTGTCAAAGGTGGCCTGAGTGGCTACGGTGGGGCCAAGCTGGGTCAGGCGGCCAAGGGTGGGCTTGCCAAGATGTTTACGGGTGGCGCGAGTCCGATTGATAAGCTGACGGGCGCTCCCAAGATGGGCGTGATGACGCAGACAACGGGACCGACTGGGGCTGTGCAGTCTCTTGGAGGCGCTCCGAGCGTTGGCTTGACCGCTGGTGGTCCTTCGTCCTACGGCGCAATGGGCAGCTACCAGCCGACGATGGCTGGTGGGGCAGGTAGCTCTGCTGCTGCCGCTGCGCCGAGCGGGTCCGCTGCGGGAATGTACGGCAACATCCCTGCCCCGCAGATGGGAGCGATGCCGAATATCCAAAGCCCTCCGCAGTCCAACCCGATAGTGCGAGCAGCTAGGAGTGTGTCAGGGAAAGTCCCTGCTTCGCTCAAGAGTAAGGAAGGACTGGCCTTTGCTGGCAACGCCTTGCAGACGGGCGCGAGCATTATGGGGTCACAGGCACAGGCCGCGCAGCAGGAGCGGGAGTACGAGGAGCAGCAACGGCGTATGCAGGCGCAGGCCGAGATGATGGCCCTCTTCGCCCCGCAGATGGCAAGCAACTTGGGCATGAGCGGCTTCATGCCGCAGGCAGCGGGCATTGGAGCGTCTGGCCGTGGCAATGCGGCGATGACCACGCAGGATTACATAAACTCCACGGGAGCCAACGCGACTGAAGAAGAGTTTGGCCCTGAGATGATGAACTACGTCAACAGCCGTCGTCCTGCCAGTTCAAGCCAAGGGCTGATGAACTACGGCAATATCCGTCGCTAGGAGATCGTCATGCCGACTAACACCGCATTTGGCACGCTGCCAAGCCCGACCACCCAGTTACTTGGCGGCAACGCTGGCGGTGGAGTGGCTGGCGTTGCGCCTGAAAAGAAAAAGCCCGTCGTCGCTCAAGCTGGAACGGCTGCGGGCACAGCGCCGACGTTTGCCCAGTTGCAGCAGCAGGGACAGGCGCGTCCTGCCCCGCAACAGCCCCCCGCACAAGGCGAAGCCTCCAATGCTACCCCGCCTATGCTGGCGCAGCTTAGTTCGAACCTTAAGGAGCCTGAGCAAGCGCCAGCCGAACCATGGCGGGGGCAAGTATCGCAGGGCTTCCAGCAAAGGATGTCAGACCAAACCGCTCAAGCTACCCCACAGTCTGTGGCGCTGGCTATGTCAAAAGGCGACTTTGGGCCGCGTCGTTCTGTTAACGTAGCTGGCAGGCAAATCACGCCGGGTTCGGTAGGGACGGATGGCAATAATCAGAAAGTCATCTACACCGAAGACGGTGGGATGCGTCCATACACCGACGCAGATCGTGAAGCGGAAGTTCTGGAACTCCAAGCGCGAGGCGAACTCCCCGGATCGCCAGAGGCTGCCATACGCGAGCAACTACTGAACGATCCCGCGTATGCCGATGTGCTTGTCAAAGTGCGTGGGATGCTGGCTTCTGCCTCAAATCAGCA